GCCACGTTTATCCTTATACAAACCAGAAAAGGGCAACGACTATAAATTTATAGATCGTCAAGCCAGCGAAATGTTCCAAGCAGGAGGTACAGATATATATCTGCACAAATACTTGGGTGCCAATACTTTGGCAGAAAACGCTACTGCGGATCAACCGCATTATGCAACTACATCTGTAACAAATATTCAAGATTTACTATTTTTAGAAAATCGTGATAGAAAATACGATACTGAAATCTACAGAATCCGCGGTTTGTATAATGTACAAAATATTGATTTTAATCTAAGTCAGTTTGGCCTGTTTATTGATAACGATACATTGTACATGACTGTACATATTAATGATTTTATAAAATATATTGGTCGCAAACCTATTAGTGGAGATGTATTAGAACTCCCACATCTCCGAGATGATTTTGCTATTAACGACAAAGATTTTAGTCTACCTCGCTACTATGTAATAGAAGATGTGGGCCGTGCTAGTGAAGGGTTTAGTGTTACGTGGTTCCCACATTTGTACAGATTAAAACTTAAGAAAGTAACTAACAGTCAACAATTTGCACAAATATTTAACCAACCCGCAACTGATGCAAATGGTGATCCAGTGACCGATGGAACAACTTTACAAGATTTACTCAGTACTTATAACCGAGAACTGGCAATTAATGATCAAGTAGTAGCCCAAGCCGAAGAAGACGCTCCTAAGAGTGGATATGAAACTAGACAATTTTATACTCTGGCAGTCGACCCGCTTACAGGAAATACTGTACTAACTACTGCTGATGAAACAGATATTTTAGCAAGCTCGGTGAGTAGTAATATTTCAGCTAGTGCTGTTAACGGAGTACCGCAACGATCGGGGTATACCGGTTATTTGTTAGGTGACGGTTATCCAGACAATGGATATGAATTTGGATTTGGTATTCAATTTCCTGCAAACCCTGCCGCTGACGATTTTTTCTTGCGTGTAGATATGTTACCAAACAGATTGTTTAAGTACGATGGAAAACAAAGTGCATGGTTAGCATATGAAGATTCTGTTCGTATGACTATGACAAATACCGACACACGTAGCACGTTAAAAACAAGTTTCATTAATAATACAACATGGTTATATAATGATGCTGTACTTAACGGTGGTGGTTTTTCTCATAACTTGGCGCCTGTTTCAGGGTATCCCGGAGGTCATATATACAGAGGTGATAATGTAGTCTATACGTCAATTGACTATATGACCGCTCCATTTGTAGTATTAAAATTAGATACTATGGAACTTGGGTTTGATTTAGCATCGCATCCAGACTTATTTGCTAATTATCTTGGAAAATTAAAAATTAATCTCCCAGTTATTAATAATGAACAGCAAATAATTCCGTTTGACGGGGTCTGGAGCATTACACTTTATAACAACAGAGAATCTAAACGACAATCAATATCCAAAGTTCTTAAACCTAAGGCGGATTTCTAATGCAATTCTTTTATGACGGTCAAGTAAGACGTTACGTTACACAAGTTGTACGTGTATTCAGTAACTTTGTAGTTAAGTATGGCGATGGATCTTTACATAGAATACCTGTTATGTATGGAGATCCCGACCGACAAGTGGCTAGCATTATTAGACAGAACAGTGAAAATGTAGTCAATAGTGTTCCTAGAATTGCAGTTTATGTTAGTGCATTAAGTTTAGACAGAAGTCGGTTAAGCGATGCAACTTTTGTAGATAAAGTTCAAATACGAGAGCGTGAAATAAATTCTCAGACAAATACATATACACAGGGACAAGGTAAAAATTATACAGTAGAAAGATTGATGCCAACTCCATTCGATCTTAAATTAAAAGTTGATATATGGAGTGCAAATACTGAACAAAAATTACAAATTCTTGAACAAATACTTGTATTGTTTAATCCAAGTTTAGAATTACAAACAACCGATAATTATATCGATTGGACTAGCTTAACTGTATTAGAATTAGACGACATACAATGGTCTAGTAGGCAAGTTCCTGTGGGCAACGACACACCTAACGAGATTGCAACACTAACAGTACATACACCAATTTGGATTAATCCTCCAGTAAAAGTTAAACATCTTGGCGTTATTACTAAAATTATTACAAGTATGCATAACAATGTTAATATTGCAAGCACTTATATAGACGGGTTAGGGCAAGATCCTTTAGCAGGACAAACATCATTTAGTGACTTGCTTAATCAAGAAGTTACAACTATATCAAATTATAAAATTGAAGTATACGCCAACACAGTAATACTATTAGGCAAGGGTAGTACTACAATTCCAAGAGAGCCGACAAATGAACCAGAACCAGTTCCTATAAATGCTTCAATAAACTGGTTAAATGTATTTGACTTATATCCGGGAAAATATGTTGCAGGGTCTAGTACAATTTATTTGATACAACCTGACGGTACTTCAGTTGTTGGCACTTTTGCTGTTAACCCACTAGAACCTACAGTTTTACAAGTAAATTGGAACCCAGATACACTTGTCGTTAATAACGGCATAGATAGTAACGGTATTTTAGATAACATGGTAGGATATAATTTATCAACAAGCCATAGACCAAATAGTCCAGGTACGTTTGACGCTATTATAAATCCATTAACTTATAATCCTTATCGACCAACAGGAACAGAACAATCTGATCAAACTATTAATGCAGGTTTACGATTTTTATTAGTAGAAGACATCGGCGACCCAAGCAACGATACGCCAGCACCCGCTTGGGGAGATCTTGTTGCGCATGCTAATGATATTATTGAATGGTCAGGGACTGAATGGAATGTAGTTTTTAATTCAAGTCAATTTCCAGATACTATGATATGGCAAACGAATACATATACTAGCGTTCAGTACATGTGGAATGGTGTTGCATGGACTAAGAGCTTTGAGGGTGAGTATAACGTTGGTAAATGGAAAATAGTATTATAAAAGATTCGATCGTTTGTAGTGGTGCTTTATTTTATGCAAAATCTACAGGTAGATTTTTATTATTACAAAAAGCAACAGGTAAGCACGAAGGAACATGGGGCTTAGTAGGCGGAACTAATATACTAGGCGAAACCCCTTGGCAAGGGTTACAACGCGAAATTGCTGAAGAAATTGGATCAATACCTAAAATAATTAAAACAATACCTTTAGAAACATTTGTCAGTAACGATAAAGTGTTTAATTTTCACACGTATATGTGTGTCATAGACAAAGAATTTGTACCTGAACTCAGCGACGAGCATCAAGGTTGGTGTTGGTCTACTATCGATCGTGCTCCAAAGCCCTTACATCAGGGTCTCAGAAATAGTTTTAGTAGTAAAATTATAAGAACTAAATTACAAACAGTATTTGATTTAATTGATTTAATTTAAAAATTTTGATAAATCTATTTGATAGCCGTTTACATATTGTTGCATAGTTTGGCCGTTCCACTGCCAGAAATCAGCATAATGTTGCTTTCTTATATTGTTGCTAACCCACTCTGTAAATCTTTTAGAATTTTTCAGCCTAACAAAAGAATTATTTTTTGCATCAATCCAAAATTCTGAGTTGGGCGAGCTATCTCCAACATAGTTTAATGCTACTAAATCTTGTATAGCATTAATTCCAATAGAATATATTTTGTTCATATGCGATTCGAGTGCAGTATTACTATTAATACTAATAATTGTTGAAAAAAATTGTTTGGTTAATCTCATATACCAAAATAACGGGATTGCACCACTGGGTTCAAAAAAGAATAATTTATTACCTAAGTATAGTACCCGTTTGTCTAATGGGGATTTTCTGTAATATTGTTGCCAGGTAAAACATCTTAGATCAGTAGTATCTATTTTTTTTAATTTTTCAAAATCAATTCTTGCATCTTGTTCTGTGGTTTTTCTATTATTATATAGATAACCAAACGCTTTTCTATGTGTTAGCGGAACGCCAAACATCCAGCCATTGTTATGTGAATACATAGATGTAAAATCTTCTTTGTACTCTTTAAAATCAGGGTATAAAATTACAGAATTAACTCCAATAAAATCTGGCCTAGCATATGCGTCGCTATTTAATTCTTCTTGGGTCGGAGTTCCGCGACAATCTATTAAGTAATCAAATGTATATTCTGTACTTGTGCCTGTTACTGTAACTGAATTAGTATCCTGAATAATGCCTGTTACTGAATCCTGTATTGACTTAAAATTAAGATACATTTCTTCAAGCTTGTTAATTACATAAAAACTAAACTTTTCACTATTAACATGCATCCCGGGACTACCATGATTTACAAAAAACTGATTTTTATCCCAATGGTATTTGTTACCCCAACGTAAAGTTGAATCAAATTTTGGCATATCTTCGGGTGCAAAAAAATCTAAAACACGGAATAGTTGGTATGGAAGCCAAGGGCCGGTACTTTCACCGACATGAGTTACAGGAATATCTGGGTTATAAATGCAAACAACCTCGGCACCATACATGTTGTTGTCGAGGATTGTTTCAAAAATTTGAAGAAGGGCTATTGCACTAGCAGTACCTGCACCGATTATACCTATTTTCATAAAACACCATTTAGGTGTTTATTTATTGTACAGTTACAATGCAGTCGTCTGTTCCGGTAAAGTATTTAAAACCGCATTTAATTTTTGCAGTATCGCCTGCTGTCAAATGAGATGCAATAAACTTAACAGAACCTTTACCACCAGTAGTAGTTACTTTTTGCTTGTTAAGCATACCTGCGTTTGTTTCAAGATAAACATCTGCATTATGATCTGTTATATCGTTGCCTTTACTATCTACTAGTTTGAAATTAACAGAAACAACTCCATCAGCTGTTACCGTGGCAGTTTCTTTTTCAAATACAACACTTGGATAATACGATGGCAGATCATTTTTACCAACGCCCGGGAAAACTTGGGTTGTTTGTCCTGATTTAATTTTTAAAAGACCAGGTGCGGCCATTTTAAACATTAAACTCCAATCACTAAAATCAGATGTTGCAAAAGGTACAACAATACTAATCATTCTAGGAACATTGTGTGTATGGTGCCATAAAAAATCAAAAGGATTCATCTTATTTGATTTAGTTAAAGCATAAACGTTTGACAATGGTAGTTTTAATCGTCTATCGTCTGATAATCCAGGTATATTAACTTGAATATTTGACAGGTCATCCTCGTCTGGGCTACCAGCTAAGTCGGTATATACCACATTACCTAATATTGAAACAGATTGATAAGGAGCATAAATGGTGTATAAACTATGATCTGAAAAATCAGCTAAATCTTTGATACCATTGAAATCTATAGTAATTTCTTTGGCGTTCGGGTCTTCAAAAACTGAAAGTGTATCGGTAGTCCACAATGGTGTAGAATCTAGTGCAGGAGCGCCTTGTTTAATTTGAGAACCGTCTTGGCGTAGAGCACTCCAATATTGTGTAAGAGATTCTGTATTATAAGCTTCTCTTGTAATATACTTAAATCCTGTACTTGTTACAGTTACTTCTAACCCATATAAAGGGTGTGTTGGTTTCCCGATAAATTCATATAAATTCATATTATTGCTCCTAGGTAGCTTGCTTTATTAGTTATTTATCAAGCTACTACTGTACTTTTACCATATACCTCTACATTATCAATTACAGCAACTTTTTCTGCAACAACTTTAATAGGTATAACTTTTTTCTTTGGTTCGTCTTCGTGTTTTAAATTCCAACCAAATATATCTCTTCTTTCAGGAGGTAATTCAGAATTATTAATATAATATACTTTATAACCTTCTGTAATTTTTTCTAAACTTAAAACAAACAACGGAATCGCATCGCTAAATGCATTATCGCAACTCTTAGTCCAGTATTCACCATCTAAGAACATACA